ATAACAAGGAATATTTATGTCTATTCGACAAGAAGAGTGTTTAAAATACATCCTCAAACAAGAGGGAGGATATGTAAATAATCCTTTTGATAGGGGTGGTGCCACAAACTATGGCATCACCCAGAAGACGTATAACACTTACCTAACTAGGTGTCAGCTTCCTCTACGATCTGTGGAGGAGATTGATATGCACGAAGTATCTATGATATATCAACAAGAGTATTGGGATAAATGTAAATGCTCAGATATTCCACAACCTCTTGATCTTATTGTAATGGATTCTGCTGTGCAACATGGGGTAAGTAGAGCAAGTAAGTGGTTGCAGCAATGTGTTGGAGTAACTGTGGATGGTGTTATAGGAAAAGATAGTCTTTATTCTTTGCACAATATGGTTGTGAGTAAAAGATTAAAAGAAGTGATAGATAAATATATTAATCTACGTCTTTCTTTTTATACTCAAATCATTAGGAATGATCCTACTCAAGGAAAGTTTGCAAAAGGTTGGAAGAATAGAATGGACTCCTTGATAAATTACATTAAATAAGGTTAGGTATATGGATCATACTAGAAGTGATGATGCAAAAGTAACAGAACTAAAAACAGAAATAGAGCAGCACATTGAAGTAGAGACACTTCGTGATTTGAGTATGACCAAGCAACTAGAAGCCCTTCAGAAACAAGTTAATGATTTGTCTGCGGATATGAAAATCTTAATGGATTTATGGTCACAAGCAAACGGTGTCCTTAATTTCATTAAATGGTTGGCAGGTATAGGCACCATTGTTGGTGGGGCAATCCTATTTATTAAGGATCATGTTAAATAATGACTACGAGCAATTCTACAGTGTTCGACGTAACACGAGATCAGATTATCGGTGGAGCACTTAGAATTCTTGGTGTTCTATCTACAGGACAAACCCCGGATGCGGGACAAATAACCGAAGCTTCTGAAGCTCTTAATCTTATGGTGAAGGCTTTGGAGGCAGAAGGGATGCCTCTATGGGGCATTGTTAATTATGCGGTTCCTCTTACAGCAGGGACTTCTCTCTATCAAATTGGTATTGGTAAGACAGTTAATACTCCGAAACCTTTGAAAGTTATTCAAGCTTGGAATAGAGATTTGGTTAGTAATGTGGATATTCCTATGCGTATATTAACTCGACAAGAGTATAGTATGCTTGGGAACAAAACTTCATCTGGCAACCCTATTCAACTTTACTATCAACCTAAACTTAGTTATGGTGAGTTGAATGTATTCCCTGTTCCTTCTACTACAGAAGCTGCTAACAATCAGATTTACATCACTTATCAACGGCCTTTTGAAGATTATCTCATCGCGGGAGATACGTCTGACTTTCCACAAGAATGGTTAGAAACTTTGAAGTATGGTTTGGCTACTCGCCTTGCTTCTGAGTATGGCATTGATGCAGAATCTCGTAGGCTTCTTCTACAAGAGTATATGACTATTAAGAATACAGCGTTATCTTTTGGTACTGAGGAAGGCTCGCTGTTCTTTTCTGTTGATCGTAGAGACTACTAATGGCAGATATTTATTCTAATTTAGAGCTTGTCAATAATGCTGTACAAGAGGCAGGGGCAGGGGATAAAAGAAATCGTAATAATGCTATTAGAAAAGGACTTGAGAATCCTGGTCTATATCAGAGTGGTGGAGTACAACCAACAAGTTTAGATCAAACTCTTTCTACTGTAGGAACGCAACCTAATATTGCATCTCAACCATCTTGGAATGCTCCCCAACAATGGGCAGATTATTATTGGGATGTTGCCAATGCTCCCTCTTCTAGTATCATGCAAGATGCCTCCAATAGTTCAATGCTAAATGGTGCAGGGGCAGATACCAGAGATCTTAGTAAAGAATATTTGTACAAAAGAATCAATGAGGAATCGAAAGCTTATAGAAGTAAAGGATTTATTCCTGATAATCAGCAAGCACAGGATTATTTAAAGGCACAAGGATGGACGTACTATCCTGGATATAGGGATACAGGAACAGGGCATGGTAACGCTACTCCAGAAGTAGGGGCTGGTGTCTGGACTAAAGCTAATCCGAACGCTTACAAAGGGCAAGGACAAGATTGGGTAACCTATTCTCCTACTCGAGGGTATGGGCAAGGACAATATCTAAAGAAGGCTCCGCAAAAGCATGGCATTGGAGGCTTCTTACAGAGCCCTGGTGGTATGATACTTATGTCCATCCTTGGTGCTGGCTTAGGTGCTGGTGGCCTTGGTGCTTTGTTTGGTGAAGCTGGTGGAGCTGCTGGTATGGGTGGTGCGTTAGGTAATGGCATTACTCTAGGTGGGGCTAGTGCTGGTATTGGTGGTGGAGCTTTAGGTTCTGGTATTTCTTTAGGAGCATCCGGTGCTGGAATTGCTGGTGGTTTAGGTTCTGGCCTATCTGCTGGTGCAGGATTGGCCGGAGTGATGGGCGGAATCAATGGAGCATCCGCTCTTGGTTCTGGTGGCCTATTTGGTAAGGGTGGTATTCTAGGAACAGGGATTGATACAGGAAGTGGCCTAGCTAATTCTGGTATTGAGAACTTCGGTAAGTCTTTACTCACCAGTGGTGGTGATGTAAAGAAGAGTGGTATTAATGCTCTCACTGGTGGACTTTCCTCTGGTCTTGGTGGCCTGTTTGACTCTGACATTGGTAGGTATGTTTCTTCTATAAGCAAACCCTTAATCGGTACTGCTCTTTCTGGTGGAGACATGTCAGCAGGACTCAAGAATGCTCTCTTTGGTGGTGCCTCTGCTGGTTTAGGTTCTTTACTTAATAGCACAGATTTAATGTCCGGTAACACACAAGAGAAGAATGCCCTAGCCAATAATGCAACATCTCTTGTACAAACATTGAGTAGAAAACGAAAGGTAGCATGAAATGCCACAACAACAACAATCTAAGAAACAAGTTAAGAACCCTCGTCTTCCTCTTATAGGAACGCTTACCAATAGGAGTTCCTCTGGATTAAAAGATCAAAGATTTATTAATATTTATCCAGAGACTCAGAAGGTAGCTGCTATAGATAGTACAAGAATCTATTTGAATAAAAGACCGGGTTTAAACTTGTACAAATCTTTCACTGCTGGTGAGGGTAGAGGCATTGCCTATTTTAATAATGCTATTTATCTTGTTATCGGTAACAAGGTGTGGAAAGATGGGACAGTTCCTTCTGCTTTAGTTACATTAAATAACTCAACTGGCCCTTGTGGATTTGTTGTTGGTAATTCCTCTACATATGGAGACTACTTATTTATATGTGATGGTATTGGTGGTTGGGTAATTAATACAAGTGATGTTGTTACTACTATTAATAATACTGCTTTGCGTTCTATCTCAATTACTAATGGTGGTACAGGTTATACTCCAGGTACATATGCACTAGGTTTTGCTGGTGGTGGCGGAGCAGGAGCAGCAGGAACATACACCGTCACAGGTAGTGCTGTAACATCCATCACGATCTCTAATTATGGCAGTGGATACTCCTCTGCCCCTACGGTTTCTTTTCCGTCTGGTGGTGGCTCTGCGGCTGCTGCAACGGCATACTTGAATCAGTTTCCCACTCCTCATGTACCTACTCCTACAATTATAGATGGGTATGTTCTTCTTCCGTATAATAGTGATGTGTATAACTGTGTTCTAGATGAGCCAGATCATTGGGATTCAAGTAACTTCTTATCTGCTGAAATGTTTCCTGATACTATTAGAGCACTTGCTAGACAGAACAATCAGGTTATGGTGTTAGGAGATAACTCAGTAGAGTTTTTCTACGATGCTGCTAACGTAAATGGTAGCCCTCTGTCTAGAAATGATTCCACTGTTATTCAGCAAGGTGTTGCTTTTCCTTATGCTATATATCAGAATGAGCGCACATGTTCTTTTGTAGGACAATCAGAATCCGGTGGTAGAACTGTATGGCAAGTCGAAGGTTTTCAACCTAAGCGTGTTAGTGATGAATATATTGATAGAATCTTAGACAAAGAAACACAACCTCTTTTATGTGATGGTTTTGGGTGTAGGGTGAATGGACATCAATTCTTTGTAATCAATCTTAAAGGATTAGATAGAACTCTTGTCTATGATTTAGATGAAAAGCTATGGCATGAGTGGTCTTCCAATGATGGAGGAAATCATGTGGCTTTCAATTGCAATCACCATGCAGATTTGGGAACAGGTGTTGGATATCTTCAGGATATCTCTGATGGTAATGTTTATAAACTAGACCCAGAATATTATATTGACGATGATGATGGTAATATCCTAGTAGACTTTACTACAGTTAAATATGATATGGATACTTATAATTATAAGTTCATGTCCTATGCCACTCTTGTTGGTGACAGAGAGCCGGGGAATAACATTAACATGAGATGGTCTGATAATGATTATCAGACATGGAGTGCTACAATTAATGTTGCTCTAGATGACAGTCTTCCTAAACAAACGCAACTAGGTTGCTTTAGACGAAGGGCTTTTAATTTTAAACAAGCTGCTAATTACCCTCTACGTTTGGAATCTCTTGAGGTTGCTTATACAGAAGGAGTACATTAATGCCTGTTGGTGCTCTTCCTCCCCCTCCTATAAATGACAAGCCTGGAAGTTTTACTTGGCTAGAATGGTACAGACAACTACGTAATTATGTTTCTACTTCTGGTTCTGTTCCTTGGTACATCATTAACTTTGCTGGTTCTAATATAACAGACATCGCTTTACGAGATCATAATAATCTACAAGGATTGCAAGGTGGTGGTACAGGAGAAATGTATCATCTTACTTTAGCTCAATACGAGAAAGTAAATAATAGTGTATTAACTATAACAGCCTCAACACAAACAATTACAAATCAAATAACAATTATAGTTAATTATGCTGGTGTTTGTACATTAACTCTTCCCTCGGCTGCTTCATACGCAGGTAGGACATTAAATGTAAAAACTATTACAGCTAACACTGTGATATCTGCTTCTTCTGATGTAGTTCCATTAGTAGGTGGAGCAGCCGGAACAGCAATACTTGCAGCTACGGCTGGAAAATGGGCAACACTAACCAGTGATGGAACATCCTGGGTTATAATGGCAGCGAATTAATAAAGGAAATAACATGGCATATGAAGATGGTGATTATACTCCGTGGGAATCGGATTATCCAGCCGCAGATATTATCTCAGAAGACTATCAAACAAATGATACAAGTGCGCAATACAATGAACCTAATACTTATGGGTATGGTCAAACATCCAATATGGATCAAAGTCAATATGATCCATATCAAACAGATTGGCAGGATAATGTAGGCATTACCCAAAATCAGAGCTTCAATCCTCAAGCACAACCAGAGTGGTATCAGAATCTATTGTCTGGTGCAGGAGCACAAGCTCTGCCACAAGTTCCACAACAATCTCAAAATAGTGGAATGACCTCTATTCTCTCTCAATTATTTGGAGGTGGTGGGAAGTTACTTGCAGGTTTGATGGAAGGCGCACAGAACAAAAAGAAACAGCAAGCATACAATCAAATTGCTAAGAATCCCTCTCTGGATCCTTTTGCTACAGAGCGGCCATTCTATCAACAACAAGCAAGGCAAGCAGTGATTGATCCTTACTCTAGTCCTATGGTTAAGGCACAGATTGATAATGTACAACGTGAGCAAAACATTAGGGATGCCGCTGCTGGTCGTAGAAGTAATATGATTTCCTCACAACCTGGGGTTATGGCAGCACAAGCTAAGATTGCTCAGTCATACCTAGATCAAATGCTACATGCAGGTGGATCACAGCAATCTCCAGATGGTAAGTCAATTGCTGCTGCTCTTATGGGTGGCGCTAATGCTGGAGTTAATGGTTATGCTTCTCCTCTTGCCAGTGCTCTTGGTTATACAAGTCAAGCTAGTAATAATAACGATCAATTGGTCAATGCATTGAAGCAACTCATTGCAAACGGAAAATAAACCATGAATCAAATTGAAACCGGATATAAACCAGAGTTTGCCTTGGGTGCTCTATATCAAGGACAGAATGCAGCGGATGCTCAGGCACAGAATGCCCAAGAACTTATAATGAAGTTCTTGGCAAATCAGCACGCCATTGAAAACAACCCTATTCTTGAAGCTAAGAATAGAGCCTCTCTTGTCTCCGATCAATGGGGTGCTAAGAGGGATCAGGCTAAGATGGATGATCCTAGTTTCATTGCTCAACTATTTGCTGGCGAAAAGGGACAACAACAATCTACTGAAGCTGCTGGTAAGTTGGCTATGGCGATTCTTCAACATAAAATTGATCTTGCTAATGCTCAAGCACCGGGTGATGTTGCAGGAGCAAAACTTAATTCTTTGTTAGCTGGCTTTAATTTGAATGCTGCACAACCTCCGGAACAACAACCTTCCCCTGATGCTAATATTCCAGAGGGTTTCAGTATGCCTAATGGTGGTACATCTTCAGGAAGGGCAGCGTTCTTTCCTGCACAACCTATTGGATCTATTAAAACAGAAGCGGCAATGAAAGCTTCTATGGGCAATGACTATGCTGGTGAGACTCCTTTACCTGGATACTTTGATCAGATAGACAAAGCCATTACTGCTGCAAAGAATCCTAATGTGCTTGCTGCACTACAAGCAGAGCGGAAAGATATGGAATCTAAAAGAGGTCAGCCGGTTACTTCAACTCCCGCTCCTGTCTTTAGTAACATGTCTGCTCCTCCCACTCAACTAGCTAGTAACACAGATAGAGAGCGTGCTATAGGTGTTGCTATGGATACTCCGGAATATCGTCAGAAAGTTGCTCTTGCTAAACAAGCACAAGACGCTGCCGCAGCTAAGTCTGCCGCGAACTCCGCTGCTCTTCTTGCTATTGCAGAAGCACGAGCTAGAGCACAACAAGGGAAAGAACCAACCACAGCAGAAGCCGCTAAAACGAGATTGATCCTCAATGATCCTAATCTTGATCCGGCAACTAGAGATGCCCTTCTTAATGAGATTATGAACTCTAAGTTCGGTATGGGTAAGAATGCTACAGGACAGCAGTTTGGTATTACTATGAATGGTAATCAAGTTGCTCCGGGTATGCAGCAAACTGTTCCTCCTATCTCTGGTACAGTTGGTGCTAAACCTAAACCCCCAGAGGGCATGACTATGGAAAAACTGAAAGCTCAGTATCCACCGGGAACCCCGGAAGATAAATTACGTGCTGCTTATAAAGCTAAATATGGAGTTACACTACAATGAATCCCAATGACCCACTAGATCTATTTTCAGGAGAGGAACAAAACGATCCGTTAGGTTTGTTTTCTGATAGCAATCAAGATCCCTTGGGTCTTTTTTCCGAGAGTGCTTCTCCTTCTCTTGCTGATCAGATTCCTGGCAATCTTCCTCTTGTTCAACAACCGGATGATTATTTGAAGGAACCACAAAAGCACACAACCTTATCTGAGGATATGGATACATATTCTCAAATGCCTTTCTATAAGAGGGCTGCTTATGCTCCTTTAGATATTGCAGGAGGTATTCTAGAAACAGCAGCAACAGGTATTCCAATGGCTGTCACTGCCGCTGAACATGGGGCTAGACAGTTGTATGGTAAGGTTGCTAAAGATCTTAGTGGAGAAGAGTTACAGAAATTCTCTGCTGATAGTTGGCTACAGAAAAATGTAGCTCCTAAACTTGCGCCTGAAACAATGACAGGTAAAGCCATTGCAGATGCTTTTGATAGTGCTGTAATGCAACTTCCTTCCAACATTATTGGAGCAACTAAAGCTGCTATTGAAGGAACAGGACAAACAGGAGCACAAGAAAACGTTGCTGCTATGAGTCCTGGTATTCGTGAATGGACTGATCCTGCACTAGAAATTGGATTGGCTGGTACTGTTGGTCATCATCTCTACAAAGGACTTACAACTTCTACTAAACAATCTACTCCTACTCCTACACCCAAGATTGACATTGTTGATCCTGCTTGGCAGAGATATATGGATAGTGTATCTCCGGGGGAGAAGAAGTTCCTTGAGAAGATTTCCACTAAGCAAGATACTCTTATTCAAGATACCAATACAGAATTAGCTACACTAGAAAGACAGGTTGTTGAGGATGGCTTTAATGTTCAATCGGAGTTTGAACTCAATCAAGTACAAGAAAGATTAAGTAAGCTCATTAAAGATAAGGTAGAACTTGAAGCTAAGATGTCAGATCAGATTGCTGATCCTGTATATGTTGAGCAGAAGGTTGCAGAACTATCTGCTAAACTAATGGAGGGCAGGAAGCCCCCTACGGAGGCCGTGGTTGAACCCAAAGTGTCTCCCCCAGAGGTAGCTGTCACTAAGATAGAAGAAGCTCTCGGAGAGTCTAGAGAGAAGGTACAAACTCGTCTTGAGAAAGCCTTAGATAAGATTGATGAACTTGAATTAAACAATCTTGGTAAAGAGGATGTTCCCGGTTCTGAGTATAGTTCTTTAAAGGCTGCCCTTCTAAAAGAAGTGGAAGTTTATAAGGCTATCTTAGAGAAGAACAAGGACACTCACGACTCTTTGTATGAACCTACTGTCGCTGAGACAATAGGAGTAAGAGACAAAGTATCCACCAAAGAGAATCCCACTATGGAAGTCTTGAGGGATACCATTGGTCACTTCACTACGTTCTCTGATGCCGTTAAAAAGATCACGGATGCTGGCTTTGGTGGAGCAGGGACAAGAACTCTCTTTGCACTATTAGATCGTCTTCCTTGGTTGAAAGAAACTCGTATCCTATTCTCGGATATTAAAGTTCCTGGGGATTCTGGTGGGCTTGTCTTTGGTAGATATCATAAGCAAGGTAATGTTATTAGGATGTTTGATGATTTAAATCATTCAAACTCTGTAACAGTTCTTTTACACGAAGCTGTACATGCTGCTACGGTTCATCTCCTTACTACGGATAGTAAGTTTACTAAGGGATTGAATCTTTTATACGAAACCTTTAAAGAGAAACATGGTAACGAGATTAATCCTAATACAGGGAAACCTTATTATGGATTTAAGAATTTAGAAGAGTTTGTAGCAGAGGCATTCTCTAGCCCTTCCTTTCAGAAACTACTGAAGGGTATTGACAGTATATCTCAATACACTCACAAAGCAGACAGTCTTTGGAATCAATTCAAAGATTTTGTTAAGGCGGGTCTTAAAGCTTTTGATAGTACCACACGTACTGCTCTCGATGATGTAATGGAGAATGGTATTGGTCTTATAGAAGAAGCTAGGAATACACCTACCAGTGTCTTCCATAAGATGAACAAAGAGGCGAAAGAATCTAAGACCTTTGACTCTGTACAAGATGTAGGTATCCGTGCTCTAGATGCTGCTGTTAATGGAGTTAAGCAAACAGGTTTGAAAGTGTTTGCATCTAACAACATTGCTCAGTTCTTTAGAGAGCACCCTGCTGTCCAGCAAGTGCATACGTACATCCGTAGGGCTATTGATAGAGCAGATTACATTCATAATATTATTATGTTTGGTAATCAGTATGGTGCTAAAAAGATTAAACTCATTGATACCTTCTCCAAGATTAAAGGAGAGGAGTCTGCTTATATGCAGCTAAAGAATGCTTCTAATATGGACATGTACGTTGTACATAATCTATTCGTAGAGGGATTCCGTAAACTCAATTATGAGGATAACCTTGCTCAGAATGGCTCTCATCTTTCTGATAAACAAGTTACCTTGTATAAGGCCATTGCTAAACTAGAAGAAGACAAATGGAAGTGGCAAGTTAATGAACAGAACAAACTCGGTAAGAAGCACATCACTGATAAGGTGAAGGGTTATTATTCTGCTGTTCGTCAAGGGGAGTTCCATGTTGAGGTTGGCTATGGTGAGACTCTTGCTCACGTACAATACTTTGCTACTCGTCTAGCAGCAGAGAGATTTATCCAAAAGTTTGGGGATGTAAAATATCTTCAAATCTCTGATGTTCTTACTAAAGAGACAATGCGTCCTGAGACTAATGCTCAGATGATTGACATATTCATTGATGCTCTTGCTCGTAAGGGAGAAGTAGATCCAAAGATGCTGCATGATACTCGTGGGGATTTGTTGGAAAAAATGCAAGCCCGTGGTGGTAAGATGGGTAAGCACCAAGAGTTCCGTACTAACGTAGAAGGTTACAAAGGGTCAGAGATGTTTATGACCCCGGAAGAACTTGGCCATTCCTTTAAGAATGGTATCCAAGCAGGCATGGCAGACTTCCAGAATAACATCAAGTCTCTCATCATCAAGACAGATGTTGATCCTTATATTACAGATTTGAATCTAAAAGCAAAAGATCCTATTGGTCATGATGCTATTCAACAACTCTATAACAATGCTCTTGGTAGGAATAAAGATTTGTTGAAACCTGCTACTGATCCTATGAATCATGCTGTTAATCAAGCAGCACAGTTTATCTCTGAAAAGATATTAGGGAAAGAGTACAAGAGTGATACAGGTGTTGGGGCTTCTTCTCAACAGGCTCTCACTACTCTATTCTATCTTACTAAGATGGTTCCTAAGTTTGCCTTTGCTATATTAGGTCAGTTGTTCTCTATTCCACAAACTGTTCGTGTAGCTTCTTATGATGGTCAAGGACTGCGTGCTCTTAAATCTTTTGCTACGGGGTTAGGTAGGTTAGCCACTAGGGATAAGGAGTTGTTTGCTGCTCTTGAAGAAGAAAGTCAGAGATATAACACCTTTGAACCTGGTATTATTGAGCAGTTTGACTTGGTTAAGAATGATGATAGTAAGATGGTGGCCTCTGTAAAAGATTGGCTACTCTTACAGAAACCTGCTAAAGCAATGGATAGTTTTTCTCGTGTTGCTTCTTATGCCATCCTGTATGATCATTATAAATCTATTGGTCTGGATGAGTATTCTGCTAGAGAGAAGGCTAGATGGGGTGTAGGAGAGGCACAGAATCTTTATGATACATCTAATCAACCTGCTATCTTTAAACATCTTGGTGCTGTTGGTAGTTTAGCTAAACCCCTACAATCGTATGCTCAGAATTATTTTGGGAATGTTATTGCTGACTTGCAATATCTGAAAGTAAAAGATTGGAATACGTGGGGGCCAATAGTTAATTTCACTCTGATGAATGTTATCACTGGTGGTGTTCTTTCTCTTCCTTTGATGCAAGAGTATGAGACTATCCGTAAATTCATTAACTCTAAGTTCAGTGATGTTACTCTACCTTCTATTCTTGATTTGTTTGCTAGAGATGGAAGTTTCTTGGATAAAGTTGAACCTGCTAGTGAAGAGGCTAGGAATGCCATCATCTATGGTGCTGCATCTGGCTATTCTGGTATTGACTTGGCTGTATCTGTTAGAGCCAATGAAACTTACATGACTGTAATTGCTGCTGTCCTTGCAGGAGAGAAGGGCTTCACTGACTTGGTTCCTATTGTTGGTGGTGCTACTCAAATGGTGGGTGGTGCTGTTGGTGTAGCTAAGAGTTTGGTTACGGATGTTCCTGTAGGAGAGAGAAAGAAGAACATGTCTTCTCTTATGCCTGCTGGTCATCTTGGCTATCTTGCTAATGAACTCCAAGGTAATAATGTATCTAACATTGGTGGAGAACAAACACAACAGCGTGCTGTAGGTACTAAGAGTGAAGCAGGTGGTGAGCGCACTTGGCAGGACAAGGTAGGTGGGTTAATGGGTACTCAATCCATTGAGTCTAAGAAGGGGGATCTTGTACGTTGGGAACAAACCAACAGAGAGAAGATTCGTAAGGAGAAGATGGAGAAGTATGCTATCTTGGCTGTAGAAACAGGTAAGGGTGAGGAGTATGTTCGTAAGATGGCACAACTAGAGGGAGCACAAGAACAAGAGATTAAGGGTGCTCTGGAAACTGCCGGATGGAAACGTGCTGTACCACAGGAATGGACTTCTGTTATCGATAAGAAGGGAAATGTTTCTAAGGGCGGTAAGGAACGTAACCTTCTAAATGCTATGCGATTTAGGAAAGAGGAATAATGGATAACTTACAAGCATCTCCTAGAAATTCTCTAGGCTATCTAGCAGATATTCTAGCATCTGTTAAAGGTTTTGGAGACAAGGCACATGTTCCAGACTTTGTTCCACTTATTGGTGGAACAGGGTTGGGAGAACTCCTTATGGGTAAATCTCCTGAGCTTGCCGATGATATGTCTTACAGCCTCTCTGCTGGCATTAGAGGGGGGAATAGGGCTACAGGTGGGTTAGGTACTTACACGCTAGACAAACGCTTTGCTGACCTTGGTATGACTCTTGCTGATATTGTAGGACTTACAGCAGGTACAGCTAAGTTGGGTAAGATGGGATTGAATAAGCTTGCAGATAAGAGTGGCTTTGATGCCACTCGTAGGGCTTTCTTAGAAGGTAAAGCAGCAGGGGCAGGTAAGCCTACTAATGAAGCTGTAGTGGATGCAGCATCCGCTGCTCTGTCTCCTCTTGATGAAATCTTACATACCCAAGTTACTCGAAGGAATGTATTGAAAGGGGCAGCAGCGGCTGGTGGCCTTGCTGCAACACCTACTCTATTAAGGAATTTTGTTAAGGACGCAGAGCACGTTGCTCCAAAGGCAGTAGAACATGTAGCAGATAATGTTGTAGTTAATGGAGCTAAACATAAATTTAATTCTCTTGCGGAATATTTAGATGATATCCAAAATAGAGCAAAGGAGATATTCAATAGTCCTAACAGGGCGTATAGGGCAGAGGATGAAATTGCTAGTGATCTATTACATTCTGATGAAGTAATGTATAATGCTGCAAAAGAACATAAGGCACATTTAGAAAGCATGTTTGCGGATGATCCACAAGCAATGGGATATAGTCAATCTCAACTTGATAGATTAAATGCATTCTCTCCTCAAGCTAAGAAAGAAATGAATGCTCTTAAAGATGTTAATCCTCAATGGCGGTCTGATCCAGACTAAAGAAAAAGCCCCCTTAATTGGGGGCTTTCTTTTATTCATCGTTTGCTGCTAGGGGTAGATCTCGGATAGCTAGGTACTGCTCAATTTCAAGCTGCAAGAATTCTTTCAACATTTCATTCATATTAATTAACACCTTTCTTTTTCATACTACCAATATAAATACGGAAGATACCAATATCAATTACCAAGATATTATCATTCCATAGATACTCCACACCAAACATTAAACCACTGATAAAATCTACTTGTAAGAACATTTATTCCTCTTTTCCTTTTCTTTTAATTCAATTAGAAACTTAGTCCTATCATAGGAAAGGTTTCTTTTAATCTGTTCTATTCCACCTAATTTATTAATTACATGTTGGAGTAGGGGAGAGAATTTAGACTCCACAAGTTCCTCCTTTGCCACTTATTTCACAAATATCATTTTCAGAATAAACAACTCCCTTATGTTTGACTGCCTCCTCATAAGGAACCGAGGTAAGAGGCTGTCCTCCACGAGAACCATCTGGATAGAAGGTTATTCCTCGTAGCCTTGGTGCATATTGAGATAAGGTATCTGCAAATTGTGGTAGCAAAGAGTCATTATTATATTTAGTACCCCATTCTGGAAGATTAACAGTAGAACTAATACTCATGTCCACATAATCTTGGATATTAGCTTGAAATTTAATACGTTGTTCAAACTTATTACAAAGATCATGTGCCGTTTCTATAGTAGAAGGATCTAAAGCATACTCTTTTATCAAAAGATCAGCAGTGGCATCCACTACATATTCGTATTTCCATTTTGTTCCGTCAGTGAGGTAACGGCGTTTGTAAGCCACTGCATACAATGGTTCGATACCTGAAGTTGTTCCTGCAAGAATACTAAGGCTTCCTGTGGGGGCAATTGCTCGATAAGCGACTGGATTTGAGATGTATAGATGGTTACAGTGTTCATCTGCTGCTCGTTTAGATTCATCCCTATATACCTTTAACCATTCGTGCAACTCTGGCGTGACTTCATAAGATCCTCCTCGCTTGAGGAGCCACTCGTGTAGCCCCATGACTCCAAGACCCAACCTTCTGTTTTTCTCCCGAACCTTATACACTTTATCATAGGGGAGTTCTGCTCGAAGTGTCCCGCAGACGAGGAATTTAGATGCCAGAATAACCACGGATCTGAACTCCTCAATACTTGATATGTTGCCCAGATTGATGCTGCCCAAATTGCAAACATCGCTGTCATCTTCGGAGGTAACTTCCGTGCAAGCGTTCCTAAGAGTTTCATTTTGTTTATCTCCAAAGTTAAAGCTAAATCCAGGTTCCCCTGTCTTCATTGCTTGACGGCAGTTCTCTACAAAGGTAGGTAGGTTAGCCCTATCTGCATTGTACAGCCATTTGTCGTCGTAATTAACAGAGATGTTAGTCATGTCCAACATAGCAGGGAAATTAAAGTCTTGTGCCTTCAGCTCTCGAACAGTTGGTGTCCAGTTTTTTGCTTTAAGAAACATTGGAATGTCTTCGTGCAACCAATTTAGCGAGGCGTATATTGCAGAACGCCTTGAACCACCTTGCATGACACTTCTCCCAATTTCATTAATTGCTGACATAAGAGGAATAGGGCCTGAGCTTGTTCCCCCTGTCCGGGATAGAGGCTTACCTTCTGGCCGGAGCAACGAATAATCACACCCAATTCCACCTCCTGTTGTAAGACAATTCATACTACGCCATGCAACATTAGCCCACTCTTCTCGTGTATCTTCTTCTGCTCTTAGGAGATAACAATTATTTAGAAAGTGTGCTTTCCTTCCAGCGTAATAAAGGTAACGGCCTCCTGGTATGAACGCCATAGATTTAATATAATCGGCAAGCAATCGTCGCTCATCTGAATCCATGAGGGGCCTTTCTGTACCCCATCTACTTCCACATACATCCTCCACAACTCGTTCCGCAAGTGCGTCCCATGAATCGTTTGCACCTTGGGAATACTTGCTGTTGAAAATGTTGCGGGCAAAACTTGTCTTGAATCTATCATGTTGCATCCTTTTAACCCCACTGTGTTGCCATAGCGTTAGCAATTCCTAAGTAAGTTCTACTTCTTTCTTTCCATCTGTTAGGGCCGGGAGACATCATATGTACCTTTGGTTCTCTACCTTCTACTATATTTGTAGGTATTAGTTTAGGAAGGTTCTTTAACCAAAGACACGTAGCTTTTGTTTCTCCATGTCCAAACATCCAAGGTTGTATAATTTGTGTTGGTTTCTTTATCTTTGTGGATATAACTGAGATAGGATTCTCAATGCAAATCCTCTTTATGGGAGCATTCATTAAGAACTGAACAAAGTCTAAAGCTTCTTTTTGTTCTTCTACTTTGTCTTTAAACCAACGACTACCACTTACAGCTAGATGAGTACAAGGTGGATGAGCAATCATTAAATCCCAACCATCTCTTATAACATTTTCTACTTGAGTTTCAAAATGAAACATCGAAAAGTTTTCTGATGGAAGTAAATCACAAGACCAAGCATCGTGACCACGTGCTCTAAATGCATCTCTTACTCTTCCACTATACTCACAAGCTACGAGAACTCTCATACTCTTTCATTTCTTTTTGTTGTTCTTCTTCTAGTTGTTTACGAAGACGAAAAGCTTTCTTTCCTTTTTTATTTTCTTCTTTAGGGACAGTCTTCTTCGTCTTCCAGATCATCTTCTTCAGCTTCATTCTCATACCAAAATTCAAACCTATCATCAAACCTATCAATCAAATCTTCAGATGTGATGTTAAGCATATCAATTAATTCTGGTTGTTCATGTTCTTTATACTCTTCAATGTAATCTTGTAAAGATCTCACGTTGCAGTTCCTTGTTTCTTATCATAGCTACGTAGAGTACCAAGACCAAGGATACCCATGAGAATTTGCATAGTTAGGTTGGTATCTATCACAGGGAAAGCACCTGCATATTTAAATCCTACTTGACTTACAAAGCGAAGTAGAGGCTCAAGTATAGCAGAATAACCAAGAGCAGTGGCACCGATCCACCCCACTGCTGGACGCCAACCTGATACAAAAATTGAAGTACTTTGTGCTTCATTTGCATTGACCTCTATTTGAGAAAGTTGTAGTTTAATATCATTAGCAAGACAGAACTTTTGGAATTCAATATCCAACTCTTTTGCTTTTAGCAATTGTTCTGCTGTCATACCACTGAGAGTCTGCTTGATAGAATCTACAGTCTTCTCTGATGCTCCAAACTTCCCCGCTAACCATTCAATACCGCTACCTACAAGACCACCAGCAGGGCCACCAAGGAACGAACCTATTGCTGGTAATACCTCAATCCAACTTGCCATCTATAACCTCGTCTCTTTCTCCACCAATGTGGCGCACATACCAGAGTGTCTCATCTACAGCACAATCACCACACTTACAAGATACAAATTCTCCTGGATATGTAGAACTAAATAGCCCTTCACATTTCTTACATTGATATGTATGCGGTTGGAACAACTTGTTCATTCTTTTTATTTTCTAGTTCAATAAGTAATTCTAAACAATGAATGGCTTTTTGTAGATCCAAGATACCATTTTTATTTCTCCATCTTGTTACATATTTTATCACATTCCCCTCAATAAAGGGAATCTTATTTACAAAGTTATACTCAGCAGGTTGGATGGGATAATTAACGTAATGATCTCCACCAATCTGATGACTAAGAGCACTATTCATTATAGAAGTGCCTCTCTGTTATGTAACCGTCGTTCAAATCGTCTAAGGAGGTAGTCCAAGGTAATACTGTGGCATTGGAAGGCACCGTCATCAACTTCGTAAAGCATGTGAATTCCTCTAAAGTGATTGTTTCCCTGCGGCCCAAGATAGTCTTCATCGTGTAGATAACAGCATCCAGCAAAGAGTCCAGTAATGCATTTACCGTCTGCCCTATACTCATTATAAATCTCCATCTTCTGATTGTGACCTTGGATACAAGAGATGTGCTTCTTGGTTACCAATGCCCTTGCAGATGTTACTGGCCTACCCATAACCCCTGTAGTAAAGTAATGGCTATAAGCAATACCATCTACCATCACTACTTCAAGGAAAGGATAGACACTCCATCCATACTTAGCGTAGTTTAGATCACTAAGATCAATTGTACCATCCAACTTAGGATCATTCTCTGTAGCTCTCGTGATACGATTCTCATGGTTACCAAGAGTGAGTATCATCTGTGGGTGATATTGTTTCTTCTTGTTTCTAGAAGCATGGAGATTATATTCACCTAAAGGGCCAAGGAGAGTCTTCATTGCATAGTTGGATGCTTCTACGTCATCCTTATATCTACGCCCTTCAAAGGATTTCTTACCCACATCGTAACTACTAAGGGAAGGAAGATCAGCAAAGTCACCAAGACAAATTACAGTGTCTGGTTTCTTCTCTACCATATATTCCCCAATTACTTTTAGAAACTTAAAGTTTTGTCCTGGTTTTGTCTGTACGTCTGGTATGACCATGTGGGTCTTCATCAAATGATTTCCAATTCGTGTAGTTTTTCTTCTACAATTTTCATCAGTTTTGCTTCACGAAATCCAAAACTATCTGGGATATCAAGACTAATTGCGTAGTCAATATTATACTTCTTTTTTAAATGATCTGCAACAGATTGTTCTGCACAGATAATCTTATCTGCCCATTCAATTAGCACCTCATCAATCTGGATGAGAGCATAGTCATGGATACCTACAGCACGGGTATTGAATCCGTGGTTACCAAGGATGTAGGCAATGGTGGGCGAGCGTAGTAGTCCTGCCGAACATACACACAACACCTTTTCCATCGACCCTTGGAAGGGATTCTTACAATTCCAAAGAGCATTATTTCTCATTTGTTATATCTTTCTTTTAAATATAAAATTGCTGTATTTAATATTGTTTTATCGTCTTTTATATAACCTAAATAGCGATTACAAGGAGCACAAAGTAACCCACGTACTTCGCCTGTAGTATGGCAATGATCTACATGAAGATGGTAAGTTATTTGATTTATATTTCGTTTACAAATAGCACAACAATTGTTTTGTTGTTTTAGTAAATTACTATAATCTTCCCCTGAAATACCATACCTGTGTTTTAATATATAATTTCTAGCAACTTCATAAGTAGGAGAATTTCTTTTTGTTAATCTATTAGGGTTATTATTTTTCCAGGTTTTTGCTGAAGAAGTACGGCAAGATTTACACCAACTACTAATTCCTTTTTTACGATTAGTATCTTTGGACATCTCTTCTTCTGTTTTATTTTGTTTGCATCTTGTGCAAACGTGCTCGTTCTCGTTCATCTTTGCTTTTTTTCTTATGACATATTAAACAGATCGCTTGTAGATTTTCCTTAGAGCAATACAATCTATCTATGAAGGTATTCCAATCTATGAAACCTGTACTAGGATCTACAACAGGGGAGATGTGATCTACTTCAATATCTTTAGAAGTAAACTCACCTTTACAGATGTTGCAACTGTAATGTTTCGCTACTCTTCCTGTTTTAATATTGATCTTTTGTCCTATACAAGCATCAGATAATGTTTCATACTTTGGAGGCCAACGTCTAGCTCCTGCTCTTAGAACGCTGGTGATAAACCCCTTAAGTCTTCCTGCTGTCCAGGTACTCAAGCATATTCCTTATCTGGATAAGCAGAGATGTTAATTAAATCTATGGCAGTGTCTCTATCTCCATAAAGTCCGTCGATTCCCCATTGACAGGGATACCAGATGTCTTCTGATGATTCGTAGTAGGCTCCATTGATATATCGCCCATCGAAAATTTCATAGAACTTAACTTCTGATCCACCTCTTGTTTCAATGGGTCTGGTAAAATCAAGTGTTTGCTTCTGTGACCCCATGTTTCCTCCTCATTTTGCATGATCCACAAACACTGAGCATTCATAAAGAATCGTTGTGCATCTTCATTGTATAAATCAAAGACAATATTTAACAATTCTTGTTCTGTTTCAATATTATCTAGCAACTTAGCAGCCTTAATTTTACCAATCTTTTCTACTCCACGGATGTTGTCAGAAATATCTCCAATCAACATCTGTTTGTAAAAGGTCTTGATTCCTTCAAAGGGTGCTGTGTATGTCTTATTATTATGTAACCAATTGTAATGCCAACCTGGTATCATCAACAAATCTTTGTCAAGACTTGCAATCATTGTAGAGTCGCAACTGTTTTGTTGATTCCAAAGTGTTTGGACAATGCCGAGTAGGTCATCTGCTTCACATCCATCAGATACAACAGCGTGCCATTCTTCGACTAAGAATCTACGACATTGCTGCAACCAACGTGGGGGTTCTTTATCCTTTCGGTTAGCTTTATATTCAGGATTTGCAACTTTTCTGAAGTTGTTATGTCCAGTTAAATAAGTAGTGTAACATTCACTCTCTGTGTTATGTAACAACTCTTGCATTAGCCTGTCACAACGGAGAATAGCAATCTCTTCTTCTCCGTGTGGCTCGACAGATGCAGCACAGCGGAACGCCACTAAGTCCGCATCAACAAGTAAATGCATTAGACTGGAATATCATCTTCAACATTTCCCCAATCGGGAATCAATTCTTTCTGAAATACCCAATCAGTGTATGTTTGAGCAAGTTCCATTATTCTGGCTGGTGTCTTCTCATCTCCAAGTGTATTGATAGCAGCAGTTAGTGACGACTGCCGAACGATCAGCGCTTGCCGCGCTGCCCGTTCGTCGGCTGTTTCATACGTACTCTTGGGTGTAGCGAAAGACTTATTTGCTACAGGGGAAGTAGATGCAACAGGGATATCAGTAGCAGCAGATACAGCAGTCCAGTCCCAATATCCAGACTCTTCGTTCTTTTCGGATGTGATTGTGAATGTGGTTCCATTAGTAGCAGATGAGAGTGTATCGAACACAGCTTTGTTGGTGAAAGACATAATCTTTTTACCCTCAATTTTACCTGTGTTTTCATTTTTGTATGCTACATCCAACATAATATAAGAACCCTTTTTAGTTGGTTTAGTAGTAGCTTGTACATTAATTACCGTGATGTTAAACTGCATGTTTACTTCTCCTTTAAAACAACATTATAACAATTGTTTAACCAAATGTCAAACAATTTCTGTTAAATCTTTCATGTTAGGGCCACTACTTACTTCACACAAGAGAGGTAGTGTCCAATTTACATTAAACATTTTAGAGATAGCATTGGGTAAATCTCTGAAGGTGTCATGGAACATTTGTGCTACAGGTTTTACATTCTTTTCTGGTGTATCTAGTACGATTGAGTCATGTACAGTTGATATGAGTTCTCCTTGTAATCCTGAATTATACCAGCGATTTGCGAACGATACTCTGGCGACTGCCATAACATCTGCTCCACATCCTTGGTTGATGTGGTTGGTGATGTCTGGGATGTTCCACTCACCCCGAACAGGTTCGTGTTGATGTACTCTTCCAAAAGGACTGATAGTTTGTCCTGTTGTTGTAGCCTCTTGTATAAGTTTGATGTGACATTGATTAAGTCCATAATATTTCTCAAAGAAATTATCTATTACTTGTTGCCAGTATTTAACACTTTTTGAGACTTTGCTAAAGTCTGGGTCATGGGCATATGCGTATGCAGGCCCACGATAAATAGCTCTAAATAGAAATATCTTAGCAATGAGTCTAGAAACAAGCTTAAAGTCGTTTTGATTTTTTGTATGTATGTCATTTAGTTTTGGATCCTCTACAAAGTTTAACCATTCTTTAATACCATTCTTGTCTTGGCTAATAAACAAATAAGAAATCCATTCTAAGGACTTCGCGTCAGCGTTTACGATCAATAATATTTACTCCTAATATATTCAAAATCTACAGGGGTAAAGTCAATTTGTTCCACACTTAAATTCATATATCTAGGATCATCCAGATTATTAGAGTGAAGATGTCCATGTAGATTTGCTCTCCATCTAGCAAGGCTTTCAGGATGGATAGGAATGTGTGTCAAGATAAACTTATCTAGGGTATGACTACCACGAACATCTTTAAAATGTTGTGCATACTGGGACAACTTGAAATTATCATGATTGCCCTTGATAAGTACCTTAGTTCCATTAAGTCTTGCTAGGGTTTCTGACAATTTTGCCCAATTTCTGAAACCTATATCTCCTAGATGATACACCTTATCATTAGGACTTACAGTTTTATTCCAATTCTGGATAAGAGTCTCATCGTGTTCTAGGATAGAGGTAAAAGGACGAAGAGGATTACCTTCATTGGTTTTAAATGTGAGGATGTTTGCATGTCCAAAGTGCGTATCCCCAATTAGAAATGTTTTACTCATAACGTGTAATGCAAAATTTCTTGCAGCCTTCTGGCATGTTCTGTTGATTTGGTTTTGTTGCTGTTAGTCGGGAGCTTTTTGCAACACATTGGTTAAGTTGTCCATGAACAATTGAATCTTTCCAGCAATGGGATTCAATAAGCTTTGGAATTCCGTTATAATAAGTTCCTTGGAGCTTTGCGATGCCTCTCCTAGTAAGTATGTTATCAATAATCTTCTTGACTCGTCCAGTTGATTCCAAGTTTCGCAAGACATCTTCGCTTGTTCCATAATAGCCTTCCTTTGCTAATGCTGTTTTCTTGTCAGGCTCTATGAGCCTTGGCATTACATATTCTTTTGGGAACTTTCTGAGCTTGACTTCTCCGGCTCTTGTTCCGGTTTTGTAGGTTCCAATTGGGACATACACTTCATCGGTAATAGTACCACCATAAAGCATACAACTAATATGATCAGGAGAAGCCAGGTTAATGGGAATATCAGGAAACTCATTAAGAATACTCCTATCCAAGGCAAGGCACTCCTCCGTAAGAAGTTTGGATGCATTGGCTGCCCCTTGTTGATCGAATTTATATCCATTATATTCCATTGCTTGTAAGACAAGCAAGTCATAGCATTGTAACCTAAATAGATTATATTTTCCTGCATGTTCCGGTTTTTTGAACTCTATTTTCTGTGCTTCATACAAAGCAAAGGTAAGAGAGATATCTTGTTTCAGGTATTCCGCTAGTTCTTCGTGCGGAATACAATCTGTATCAATTCCGTTATTCCAATATTTAGATTTGACTACATCAATTTTATGTCCTAGTCCACGTTTAGTACAACTCTCTTCTAAGGAAGGATACTTCCATGTTTGATTTGACAATATAAATTCTGCCAATTGGCAGTCCCACACTGGTAACCGAATAGGTATGGTAACACCAATATTCCTAAGCCAATGCAAATCAAACTTAAAGTTAAATCCAATAACAAGGGATGCTCCTGCCAGAAGTTGTGTAATAGACTGATCTTTATCATTATCAAAATAAACACAGGAACTAGTAGTACCCCACCCACCAAGGACAAGTTTGTTTCGTTGATCAAATGGATCTCCTTTATTGTAGATGGTTGTCTCAACATCTAAAGCAAATGTTTTCATTACTTCACTCGGTTAGGCCACCCCTCATCAAGGGTGGATGAGGCAACAGTGATGAATTTTTTAGCATTGAAGAATTGATTCACAGAAGATACTTTCTTAGCAATGGCAACAGCCAATGAATGTCGTTGTGGTTCTGACATTTTCTCATCTCTAATTATCTTGGCTACATCTAGCCAATCTCTTTCTAATCTCATACGTAATCTTTATACCTTGCAATTTCAGGCTCAATTATGACATCCACTTTCCCATGCCGCATAGCAGGGACAGAATCCAAATCACCAGTGAGCTTATTTTTAGATGCATGAAGGTGTCGAATGAATTCAAAGCCATCCTGATGTGTTTTTCCAATTCCTAAGATCCAATCTGCTTCTGCTTGTTTAGCTGTTTTAGCATTGGCAACATTTTCCATTGTTAACCATTTCTTACCTTCACCAGAACCATCAGCTTGAGAGACAGCAATTACAGGGCCATATGCTTTGGCCAATTCCCTGGCCCATTGATAGATGGATCCAAGACGTAAATCCTCTCTATCCGCAGTAAATCCTTTAACTTTATCCAATTGATCAAATATTATAGCAGAAGGATTATACTCTTTGCAATACTTTTCTACCATTGTTTTAGAAATAGTAGCTGTATCTATTAATTTAAGTTTATTATTAATAGTATTATGATATATACTATTATATTCTTTAATATTACTAAAGAGTTGATCTAATTTTATTCCAAGGGTAGCTTGGAATATGCGGAGTTGGACTTTCTTCCCTTCTTCTTCGTTGTTAAACCAGAGGATTGGGCCAGCATCAGGTGGTATTTGTTCAGCAAAATAAGATATTTCTGATGCGAGAAATGTAGTTTTACCCGTTTCTGGTCTTGCAAATATAAAGCCAAAATCTCCCTTTCTGAGGGATCCGAGCATTTGATTGAGGCTTCCAAGTCTCCATCTGAGTCCGTGTTTTTGTACATGCTTTGTATATAAATTTTCTAGGTCGTCGGAAACAAAATAGTCATCTCCTAAAGTTTTAATTGTTTCTGAGCAGTTGTTAATAGTGGTGGATAGCTCTAGGAACGATTTCCTGCCCTCTGTTACGTCGATTGCAAGCAAGGCAATGGTATGGGCTAGGTTACGTTCTTTTAATTGCTCTAAGAGCGTTTCTGCAACATCAGGTTGTACATCATTTTTAGCAATCTCTTCCAGGATAGCTTTATAAACTTGTGTATCTTTGGTTAAATTGTTTAAAACATACAGGCAATATTCATTGAAAGATACATCACGTTGCATCTTTCCCATCAATTCATCAAGAAATTGATAAAGCAGTTGTAATTCTCTATCATCTTTTATTTCTATATACTGTCGATATTTATTATAAACATCAAAAAGGACAAGTATATTAAGAAGGGCTGCTTCCGGTCTTACCATGGATATATTTTTCTATTTTTTCTGTGCTATATTCTTTTGGATCTTTGTCTGATAATATTACATGACAATCAAGTCCAAACAATCTACCTTTTTGTGCAAAGTTTAATGCGGCTTTGCTTTTATCTGGGTCAAGCCATATATAAACTTTATCGTAATATTTCCTTAGTAGGGTGAATTTATGATTAGATATGACCGACCCAAATAGCGGGCTACTTAAACATACTCTTGATACTTTTATGGCGGAGATTATATCCTCAACTAACACAATGGATGTGGAGGGTAGGCCAAGGGTGTAGTGTATTTGTTCTACTTTACCTTTAGTGTGCCATTTACCAATTTTAGGGTCATCTCCAAAGTATCTTCCTTGCCATGCTACTAATAGACCTTCAATAAAATAAGGAAAGAGTAGGAATTGCCTACTCTCTGACCACATGATATTATACTTGGTCAATGCGTTTTTGTCAAGTCCGTATTGGAAGAGCCATTGTAATGCTTGGCTAGGTATTCTGATATCGCTGTCAGTTGGAAGGCAAAGGATGTAGTTGCTTTGTTGTGTAGGTTCATCCACTTGTCTGTGTCGTTGACTAAAATTCGCAATCTTATTGCCAGGACGATAATAGCCACAGCTAAAACAATAATGATGCCCATCTGAATATACTCCAAGGTTGTCGCGTCCATTATCTCTCCCCTCAGATAAACACTCTGGGCATTGCTGGTGATTTAGTAGGTTTGCGGACATCTTTTTTAATTGTTGGAGGATAGACTTTGTTAACTAACAACTTATAAAAATAGTTATTTAGATGTATGTGGTCGTTATAATCTCTTTTATATGTATGGGCATTGTAAATTAAAGTTATGATATAGAATGGTCCAGTTATACCATGACTTTTGGATTGACTTTTATAATAACCTGATATATCATAAGGATCATCTAACTTAATTAGATATGGAAAAGGATTATTAAAAATATCAATAAGATTTTTTACTATGTTTGGTTGGTTATTACGTTTCCAACCATCTATATATCCTAGTTCATTAGGATAGAAACTAATCTTAGCATTATTATTATCTATGTCTAGTGGAATGGATGTTAAATTTGGTTTTACTCCCATTAGTCTAATAATAGAGAGATAGATAGACCAACCAAAACTATTTAATGTCCATTTATTATCTCCTTTTATAACATAAAGGAGATTGTCGTATGTATTTTTTGTCCAAGATGCTTGTTCAATAGTAGTGGGAGAAATCCCATTCTTTTTAAACCAAGGATTGAGAAAAGTATTGATGTTGTTTATAACATTTGTAGCAATTTGTTCATTAGGAAAAAAGATATAGATACAATTTTCATATCGTTCTTTGTCTGTAATATTATCCTTGGTTTGATTGGTAGTAGGACGAGTTTGAAAAAGATTGTCAACAATATAATCTTTACATGTACCTATATTCATTAACATTTCAATCTTATTTTTATCAATAGTGGTTGCTTTTCCCCAATACCAATTATTTTTATGGATTATGATTTGGGTTGTAAGTGGATTAATAAGTTGCAGCATTTTTGATGGCTTCCTTGTAATTGGTTAATGTAGTTCCTTCTAATCCAGGAGCAGTGTTAATTTCCAAGATATAGAATTGTTTGTGATGTTGATTATAAATTAAATCAACAGCGCCAAAGTCTAGACCAACTGCATTGACTGCTGCAATGCTGAGGTTAGTTGCTGTATCTGGGAGAATAAAGCCTTCTCGACAATAGACCCATCCAGTGTGAATATTTCGGATGGCTGTGTTTCTTTCTCCTTCGTAATTAGTGACTTTACGCTTGATTTGCGCGTCAATGACGCGACCTTGGAAGACATGTACTCTGCATTCATAGGTTTTCTTTATGTATTGGGTGTAAAGGGGGGCAATAGGAACAGGTTCCTCTCTATTGGATGGAGTCCACATATGAATACCTTGTCCGCTGTGCCCCGTCAGGGTGGCCCTAGCCACCACGATGGGCCAGGTCTTAGCAACATCGGAATCAGTAGTCCAAGGCACAGTGGAAAGCCCTACTTCTGCTAGTACTCGAAGACAAGATAGTTTGTTATTTGCCCTAATACGATTACGATTGAGTTGTTGTCCATTCCAATCATCAATATTGTTATGTCCTCCCCAATAAACAACCAAGTCTGAGATTTTAGTTTTGAACCTACTTGTGGAAGATTTGCGATAACATTTCAATCCATCTGCTCGAAGAGCATCTCGTAATGCTTTACAAGATTTACTTCCCTTCTTATATGGAACCAGGATAATTCTTTTATACATTAGTTACTCCTGAACATTTAGGACAAATAGTAGAAGCCACCGCATGATTTTCTATGCATACATTTGAGTTGGTTAGTTCTTTCCATTTAATTGTGGTGTTACATACATCACATTCAATTGGAAACCTATCATCAAAATACATTTCTTCTGTTACAATTAAATTATTACTGGTGATTTGCCAAGATTTAATTTCCTCCGGATTAGATACAAAAATCCGAATCTTATCTTGGAATTTTGTAAGTCCTCGTACAACAACTTCATATATACCAGTAAGATTCATTGCATTGAATAGATGTGGTTGACAATAATGGACACACTCGATAAATGGTTTGTCTACATTAACAATATCAAATTCAATTTTGTAATTACTACCATTTGCTACTTCTTCATACGAAGAAACAACACAAAGTAATTTAGTGTTCAATTCAATTACATCTGTGACATCTTTAATTGAATTGAAGTTTGAATCAGAAAGAAAGAAATTTTCTGGGCACTCTGTTACCTCGTATGTAGTTTTCTTAGAGTTCGGAATATGGGTCATAGTATTCGAGGTAACAGTGATAGGGTGGTGTTGAGGGCCACTTTTTTTTTGTTCAATTGCTTCTGATTCTTTATATAGGATTTTATCATCCATATCTATGTAGTAAGGGATATTTTCCTCGAAGATACCAGAAGTTATGATTTCGGTGTTATTTCTTTTTGCAATCCAATAGGCCAAAGATTCTTCAGAACTAATGATGAAAGAGGATTGTGTTTCACTGATAAAGAGAGGTCGGGTGCTATTACGAATAAAATTGAGGCGTTTTTTTTCTACTTCATACCAGATGAACGCATAAGCACCCTCAATTTTTTCAATAACATCTTCAATGTTTTCGGCTTTTGCTAAGGCATTTGCAATGGCGGCACTATCTACTGTACTGTCCTTGCAGAAGGATTTGTGATTGGAGATCATTCCATTATGGATGAGACAAATTTTATTGTTTTTATCCCAGAAGGGGTGGGAATCTTGATCTCGTTTGTCTCCATGAGTTGCTTTGCGATTGTGTCCTAATACGAAATGATATTTTTGTATGATGTTTTGTTTAAATGTTTGGAATTGGGTAGTGCTGATGAAATCTGCTGCTGTTACTGCTTGTTTTTTGATATCAACATTACCTTGTTTAGTAACACCAAAGACTCCTGTTGCATCCCAACCTCTTACAGCATTTGTGTAAAGAAGTTGTTCAAACATTTCTGCATCTTTTCCAAATAATCCCGCAGGATTTTTAGCAATAATTCCTACTAGACCACACATATTATTCTCCGTTCCTGGCCAGTTCTGGCCTTCTGGCGTTTCTTTGTGTTAGCATTTCCATATAAGTTTCAAAATTCATTCTGTTTGGATTAAAAGTGGGCACGGTTTGTTGGCCGAGTGTGTTTGTTCTAGGTGTAGGAGGAACATTGGGTATTGGTTCCCTCTCTTCTTGCGTAGGGGTTGGTGGTAGAGTATCCCAGAAATTAATTTCTGGATTAAGGGTTCTTCTTGGAGGAGGCGTCACAAATTTATAATTAAAATTTTTATTTAAAGTGACAAGAGCAAGTTTGATATAACTAATAGGTTCTTCCATTACTTTTTGTAGATTTGGAATACCTCGACATAATTCATCAGTTAAATTATCAAAGATATCATGAACAAACATTTCATATTCAGAAGAGGTGTTAAGATCTGTGACTCTTCGAATTAGGTTGGAAAGTCCATGTTGTTTTGATGCTGTTTTGAGACAGGATAGGATATTAATCCAGGTGAGAATTCTGGTTTTATTGTTTGTTCCTTCAAGGTGTCGGAATTCTACAGAACCTTTAGACTCAATTGGAAAGAGATTGAGGGCGGTGTATTTATTCCATTCCCTAATTGTTTCTTTAGGATAGTCATTTAATTGAAGGAATTTATTGACATAATCTGTTTCTGTAATTTTAATACAAAAGATGGACTCATCTCGATTATGACCGACCCAATTAAATAACACATTTTCCAGGGCGGTATATAAAATTACTAGACAACTGATTTGATCTAGTGTTAGATCACGTACATTCATATGTACGTGGGTTGAAGTACGAGGAGTGAATTCAACTTCTGTCCCAATACTATTAAATAATTGGGTGAGAGCATTCTCTACTTGAGATGCTCGGATGGGGAGGGATACGAATTCAATTCCTTGGTTACGTAGGCTGTTGTCTGTGGTCACTGTCCAATAAGGATATTGATGGGAAATAATTTTATGTTTCGTGCAGTTCTCAACTTCAACCTCAACCCCAAAGATGTATAGATTTCCCACCATGTGATGAGTAGGGTTGTGGTATTTATCTTCTATCTGCAATTGTTCTTGAATCTGTGTTTGATTCAAGGGAGGAAGAGAGAAGAATTTGCTTATTCTTGCGGGGTTAGATTTAATTTCCATTTATAAATTCCATGATGTTTAAAGAAATCCAGAAGTTCTTGTTTCAATTCTTGTTCCATCAATTTAATTTCCTTAGATTGAAAATCTATTGATGCTATTACATGTTCTTTGTAATAGAGATTTAGGTCGGGTTTGACTGCAAAATTCGGAGTAATGGCATATTTAGAGAAGAGAGGATTATTAATGTAATCTATATGTACGTACTGTTTGTTGAGGATCCCTTCAATAAGGTCATGCCAATTATCTTTGTGAATTGTTAGTTCAGTGTTTATGCGGTAGATACTAGAGCATATACTTCGTTTCCATTGTCGAGCAGGAGTTTTGTAGATGTAGAAAAGATTTAGGTTGCTATTATAGTAGCCTGTTTTAGGCATAAAAGGCTCAATGGGAAAATCTTTTCTTCCATCTACTACATAAGCTTCCCCACTTTTTCTACGAAAGTGAACGTAGTATCCATCAAGTCCTCTGTTTAGGAGGACTTCTGGTTTTTCTTTCTTTTCATAATTGATTAGGTAAGTGTGGTTAAATCGTTTGTCAAAGTCATTGCGTTCGTCTGCGTGTCCATTAGGCAATTCCGAAAGTCTTGCAAAGAGACTCATATGCTCTCCTGTTATCGTTGTTGATACAATCTTGAATCATGTTACCAGTTTCTTCGTCAAGAACATTACCCTCTTCTACAAAATTAATGGCTCGTTCGGTTTGATCATATACCCAACTAATGAGTGTAGGATGGAATATCCAAAAGTTACTGAGAGTACGATATTCACAGCCATAAGCCTTTTCACGGAAGGCTCCTGCTTTACCATATAGCTTACGACGAAGGGTTCCCTTGTCCATCTGAGTGGAAGGAACACCTAAGAACAAGTCCATTGCTCGGATAACTTCAATGGGGTTTTCTTGTGTACCTACATGAACATGCCCACCAGCACTTCGAAGACGAACCTCGTCTGTGGTCGGCCTGGGATTTTCTTGTTTAGTCCAAGCATTGAAGTCAGGTTCACATCCAAATTCAAGAGCAGCAGGATCAAGCAACTGGTCGGCGTCGAAGACAACAGCTGACTCGTTGCTGATGTCCATGCCTTTCACTTGTTTATATTTGATGTGATTGATGGCATATTGGATGGACTTGATGAAGGTGTGTTTATCTTCACAAGGAGGAATGTTGAACTCAACACTTACATTATCCTCTTGCATGGCAAAACCGCGCTTAGGCATGGGTTTGGGGAACATCTTGCTACCACCAATAAGACCAATGGCAGAGAGATGTTTGTGATTCTTTTTCAAGAAGAATTCAGGATCAGCACCGATTGTAAACAATTTTGTTATCCTTAAAAGTTAGGGTTAAGTTTCTTTTGCAAGCTTCTTGTATCAATAGAAAGAGGGTTTCACCTGCGAATTCATCATCAACTTGGAAGATCAGACTAACTAATTCTTTGTCTGAATATTGTTCCATGTTATTTCTTTCTTTCAATGTCAATGTAAATGCAGTTTTTATTATCAGAAAGATATACAGATAGTACACGATATTCTTTATGATTAGCATCAACTAATTTAACAGTTGGGTTGGTTTTTTCTATTGCAAAAGATGTACCATCAGGTTGATGTAACCAACCAGTAATTTCAGATCTTTTCATGTTAGTCTTTCAATAAATATTTAGTGATGAATTCACCACAGAGTTGAGTGAACTTGGATTTGGGTAGCCATTCTGGATGGCCTTGAATGCCAATGGCACGCATTTCAGGAAACCATACAATTTCTGGACAAGTGGTATATTCAGTTACTTCTTCATTTTCACCAAAGCCTCGAAATTTCTCTTGTGTTTGAGCAAGGATAACATTACCTGGTTTAGGTATCATCATTTGATGATGAGCGGTGTTTGATTTACACAAGATTTCTTTTGTAACTGGATCATAGAGGTGGTGTTGACCACCATTTTGACTATGACCGACTATATGCTGGCATAGACTACCACCATCCAACGCACAGATGAGTTGAGCACCCCTACAAATACCTACAATAGGTAGGCCCATTTTAACTGCTTGCTCGACACACGCAATTTCTAGTGTATCCCTACGGGAGGGTTTGCGAGGAGCAAAGCAGAATTCATTGGGTTCTTGGTTGTAGATGGAAGGGCTAATGTCTTCTCCACCATGTAGAAGAAGAACATGATGGCGTTCAATTTGATTTGGATGAGTGACGGGAATACTATCCATTAGATCAAAAGGATCAGTAGATCGCCATCCTACGGATGCCATTGTGTATTTCATTTACAATACCTTTTAGTAAGAAAGATTGTGATGTTCTTAGGAACTTCCGTTCCTTTTGTTTGGATAAGTTTGTTGTCTTTGATGACAAACCTTCCCCAATGATCCCAACCTTGGTTGTAGAAGATGTCGAATTCTGATGGCGTGATGTGTTTAACTAGCAAGGTAGTGTTCCTTTTGTTGTAATTACGGGTAGGAGTTCGAGTTCGTGTTCTCCATATAGGAGATTATTTACTGCTGGTTGTGCAGCATTTCCCAAGTATTTCTGAATGATGAATATATTGGGTTGTTGTTCTGTGAAATTAATTCCTGTGTCCGGGATATCACGGATTGCCTGGATTTTTCCATAAAAACCATACTTAGTTTTTATTGGAGCATCTACAACATAACCTCGTTTTGCTAATTGTTCAATGTAGATTTCACATTCATGTTTATTCCAATATTTTGTAGTGAAATTTACTTTCTCATTATAAGGAACAAAATGACTAACTGGATATTTGTTGATGGAATGCTCAATCATTTTAGATTGAGGCTTGCTTGAAACAACAACAGGATAGTTGCGTCCTTTCCAACTCATAGTTCTATTTCCTTATCTTCAGATGGAACACGTTGATATATAGGCTTGGGTAGGTTAGGTTCTGTGAAATAGGCCAAGCATTTGGTAGTAGTATCATACTGTATTAAATAGGCATATACCATTGTTTTGGGTTTGGGTTGGTTGGGAGCGATGCGATAGTCCATATGGTGCCAGTTCCACAAGGGTTGTTGGATTACAAATCAATCCTCCTCTTTATCATCTAGATTTTCGCGACATTCAATACGTTTGCCTGCATCGAATGATTGCATAATTGCAATTTTTTCTGCTGTTGTGGTCATTGTGGTTCCTTAGGAATGTAATGGGAATTTAATGTCCAGAATTCTCCTGTTTTCTGGTTGCGTTTGGTGAGGGTAGTGGTTATTTGATATCGGCCATCCCTAGGTTCCAAACCGTTTAGAATACGTTGTTGTTTTTCTTCTTCGGTATATAAAGTGAAAACAACAGTGGATCTCCCTACATCAAAATATGTAAGATTCATTGGACGATAGTATTTAATGGGTTTCTTCATTTCTATTCCTGGATATGAGGGCGCAGGATTCGGAGATTATTTTCCCGTTCTTTTGCAATCCTTTGGGAGAATACTCCAGTAGGGAGTTTGATTTTATCTTCTTGTGTCTTTGAAAGACAACCAGGACATCGGAAGATGTGGTAGTGTTCTGTGTTGCAATTTTTACATTTGATTGGTTTTGATGTCATGACCGACTTTAGTTATTAATGATGAGGGCTGTTTTGTGTGGGTAGAAGATACCACTATCTTCGATGGCATCTGCTGCCGTTTTACAATTATGATTCCATCCATCTTTGTCCAAATGTACTGGAAGATTGGGATCAAGTTGAGACAGAAATTCAATGAGGTCTTTGATGGTTACCATACCGACTCCTATTATCAAGGGTTTGGCGGGATTGCGGTGTTAAATTGTCGGGAATATTATGGGGGTGGTGGGCGATTTGATTGGTAGTATAACGCCTAACAGGTGAATAAAGCAATGACGATGATTAGAGTAGTCATGCTATCCTTTTCATTTCATAAATGATGATGTCGTTTTCACGTTCAGGTCTATGTACTGGAACCCAATCGTTTTTATCTTCATCCCATTTTTCCTCTTCAGGATCACACATGTTTTCTTTAGCTTCTATTTGCAGTTTTTTGAGATTTTTTGTTGCGTTATTTTGAGTGGAATATAAGAAGTATGTTGTGCCTACTCGTTCTTGTTGGTCAGAGTAGGCGTAGATGATTTCACCAATTTTGGGATGTTTCATTATTTCATCCTCGCACGTTCTTCAATACGAAAGAAGGAGTCATGCTTTGTTGGAAGAGGTTCCAACTTTTCAATGATAGATGCTTTCATATGGTCAGACATATTTTTTCCTTTTGGGATAAAGACAGGTTTGTGAGTTTTGGCGTCGTATAGCATGTGTTTTTCCTTTCAGAAGCAAATGGGTTTTTCCACGGGAGTGTGGGAGATAAATCGTTGATGGATGGTTTGTGCCATTCATGTGTTGGTTGTTTATCGGTAGTTAGATAATTTTCTAACCATGCTTTTAGTTCATGTTCTTCCTTGCTTTTGTTCATTGAGAGGTTGCAACTGTTATGACCGACCTTTCGTGGCCTGGCCTCCGGTGTCGGCAGGGCATTTGGTATCGCAGGTGCACGGATGGTTTTTGTTTGAGCACACGTCGTGGTAATCGTAGGTTTGGAAGCCTTGACGCGTGCGCGGTACTGCAATGCGCTGTGCAATGTAGATCGCGAGGAAGGGCCAGGCTAAGATGAGGATGATAAGAGTGATGGTGAATGCTGCACCGAAGGGGTTCATTGGTGTTTCCTTTCATGTGAGGCGCTTCCGCGCCGAAGTATTGATGTGGAAAAACAGAAGAAGCCCAGGCCGTAGCCCAGGCTTCTGTGTTACCTACTAAGCTGCTTTGTGTTGCTCTGCTTGCCATTCAAGGAAGGCTTCGTGGTCATGCTCGTTGAGGACTGGATTCATAGGACGCTCAACGTTGTTACGTTCACTGCTGTCACCAAACTTACGGCGGGGTTCTGCCAGTGCATTGCGCACCATGCCGTCGCTGCTGAGAGTGCCGTTGACGAATGTACCCTGTTCGGTTTCCTCTTCCTTCCTGGCATTGGATTCCAGGAATTTGAGGTCAGCTTCGATGAGAAGGCATTCACCTGCCACGAAACTCGGATCCCAGTCTTGCTTGGCGATCCATTCAATAGTCTGAATGGCCTTGGCTGCTGCTTTGCTGTTTGAGATGGAAGGATCCATATCACTGCCTGTGAAATGACCAATCGCTGCAAGGAAGCCTGTTAGCATCTCACTGCGCTTGGCACTTTGCTTGGCCGCAGCATCCTCACGCTGTGCTTTGAGTTCAGCTACGCTGCATTTGCGGATGCGAGCAATGATGGCATCCGTGTCCTCGCTGCCCTTTGTGGGACGCACTGTGGCAATCTTGTTAGCCGCCAGCATGATGTCCTCGTCTGACATTTGACGTGAGGAATCAATCGCTGCATTCCAGCAGTGGAATTCTTCCACTAAGGATTCAAATTTAGCAGGTGTGGCTTTCTTGTTGCCGAAGGTGCGCTCGTACTCACTGAATGCACGAGCGAGGCAAGACCAGGCACCGAGTTGAGCCACGGCGTTCTTCAGATACGTAGAACCCAGGAGTTCCAAGTGACTGACGTGGAACTGGCCAGTATACGACTGCGTGGTTTCCTGTTGGTCTTTCAGGTGCTGAGGAACCTGGGGATAGGTGAGGGACTTGGCACCAACCGGTACTTGAATGTTGATGGAAGAAGGGGCGATTGCATTTCCAAGGGCTGAAATGGAAGAGGCGATGGTTTTGCGGATGGAGTTAAACATGATAGTTCCTTTTGAAGTATATGAAGTAAATGTCGGACGAATGACCGACCCACAAGGTGCTCATAACACCCTGTGAGAACTCACTAGTCGGAGAGAATGCTGCGCCCGTATATCTCGTGCTCGATGCTTTGCACTTGTGTGTAACCGTCAACAATAGAGCTTGCGCGGAATAGCCCGTCGATGAAGGTGCCACTGTTGATGTTGATGATGTCGCGTAATCCTTTCATGAAAGATGCAAGTTTAGTGGAAGGGACGCCATTTTCAAGTGCCAGGCGGATGAGTTTCTCTGCTGTTTGGTCTTTGGTCATTTCAGACTCCAAGGATGATTGAAGAAATTGTAGCTGACAACCAATCGGCTGTTAACCACAAGATGCTGATAACCAGAAGCTTTAGGTACATTTGAATCTCCTTCTCTCTCGCACGGTATTGTGCGCTGACATGGTAGGGCATGAGGCGTGCAATGAAAAGCTACGCGAAGCGTCCTTCAACTTGAGGGCGAAGCCCATCCTAACTCTTGAATTGTGCGCCGTGGTGCTAATTTAGTCAAGGGCTTTAGTGACAGACGAAAGAATTTTCTGGATGGTGGATCTACGGGTGACGAGATGGTGGTGTTTGGAGTGAGGGACATGATCGACCATAAGTGGTGAGCAGAAAATTGTTTTGGCTGGCATCGAGGGCGAGTGGCAGCCAGCGATGCGTTCCTTGTTTCTGCGCTGCCCTGGTTGTTTGATGCATGTTTGTGCTATTACAGAAACATTTGGGAACGTGTCGATGGATGACGCTTGACCGAAGACCCTTGACGAAAGAAGCAACCCATGCACTAAACTCTATAGCACAATCCGAGAGAGAGAGAACTCGTAGATAGGACAGTATTCCACGCCCGTAGCTGTGCTTCCTATTCAAGTATTGGGCGTGGCGCATGACCGACCTCCTATGTATCACGTAGTCAGGTGTGTTGCCTAATGTGGATGTTGCGCTGTTGGCTCATTGGTCGAGGGCGCCTTCATTCCCTTTCAACATCCAACATTACAAGACTAAGAGC